TTAGCAGAAATAATATACGTAATACTATGTAATAAACTTAAGTAGTTTATATTTACTACTTGTAGAATATATATTCTAAGTATATATATTTATCTCTTATCTTCTTGTAATAGTAATATATCTAATATTATCTAATTAGTATTTATATATATTATATATATCTATATATAGGGATTTTTTTTCTTCTTTATAAAAAAATTATTTTCTAGATTTTGTATTTTATAAAATTTTTATTTTGTAATTTCTAGGATTTGCATTTTGTAAAAACTAGATTTTGTATTTTGTACTTTACTGTATAAAGATATAGTGATATATTTAAATTGTAAAAAATAAATGAATATATAAAATGCTTTGATATTCAAAAGATTTGATACTCAAAGGAAATTTAAGAAACTTTGATAATCAAAGTATTTAGGAAGGAGTTAAAATGGTATCAAAATCACAATTGAAAGCTACTAAAAAATATGAAAAAAAGACATATAAACAAATATTGTTAAAGATTAGAAAAGATTCTAATATTATAGAATGGCTGGATAAACAACCATCAAAAAATGGATATATTATTAATTTGATAATGGAGGATATGAAAAAAAAGGGGGCTTTATAAAAAAGTTCTTTTTTTCTTGTTGACATTATAACGATATAGTTATATTATATGAGTGTAAAGAAAAGGAGGATCAAAAAAATGGAATTTAAAGTATTAAAACTAGGGAAATATTGGTTGACAGTCGAAAACCTCGAAACATTAAAAAACTTGTTAGAAGTCCAGGAAACAGCTGATAAAGAACCTACAGGGGATTATGTATTAAGTGATGGATACAGTGAATATTATTATAGAGTAAATGAAAATTATAATATTATCATTGAAAAAATCGAAAACTAAAAAAAGGTAGTTCTTAGAGCCTAGGAAACTTGAAGAACTACCAGCAATTAAAAAGCCTATATATTGAAGAGAAAGGAGCCAAGCCCCTTATATAGGCTTTTAGATTATAACACATTAGGGGCTTAATTTAAAATATGAATAACTATTTAAATTTATTAATTGACGATACAAAAAATATCATGAATTCTGTTAGTATTATCATGGTAGAAGATTACTACAAGACGGGGCATTATATAACAGATTGTATATCTTGGGCTTCTGATGATTTAGTAGATATCTACACTAAGGATTTATTAGATTGGGCTTGTGATAATTATGATATGATTGATGAATCAATTAATGAACTAGGGCAACCTGATAACTTCTTAGACATTATTAGACAAGCTGAATATTATTCTAATGACCGACAAATGTATGAAGATTTAAACGAAATAGTGAAACTTAGTGCATTATATATGATTGATGATAACGAACAAAAAGACAACTTAAATGATGTAGATATTGACAAGATAATTGATGAGTTAGATCTTGAAACTGAAACATTTGAAGAGTTAAGCGATTATATTACTGATTCAATTAATGAATTGGTAGGAGATTTAGAAGATGAATAATATTAAACCTAAAACATTGCAGGATCAAAAAGCAGAATACACCAAAACAAGAGAGGTTTTAAACCTCTTCAATTGCTTTTGTGAAGATAACAAAACACCTGAGTATAAAATCTATAGAAACCTTATACAAGAAGAAACATACAAGCTTATTAACCGATTTAATAAAAGCGAATTGTTTGAGGTTGTGTACTTCTCAACCCTTGAGGGTTTATACAACTCAGAAAATTACTACGTATGTTATAACTCAGAAGAAAGAAGGCTTGAAAGTTTTGACAGCTTAGAATGTGTAAATCAGTTTGAAGAATTTAAAACACTTTTAAACCTTACTAAAAGAGGTGTAAATCATGAATAATAATAAAATATATGTTTATGCCTTTATAGGTAAAATAGTTCTAAATATTGCTTGTTATTTAGCTTTAGTTCTTCTTGTTCTTAGTATTGCAGAGTATTGCTTAAGGGGTTAAAATGTAACCATGATTAGAATATTATTGTTTATAACTGGTTTAGGTTTCTTCTTAAAGCTTGGAATATAGATATTATTATTAATTATTATATATATAATTTACTTAGCTTGTAGAGCTAGACATTAATTATCTAGCTCTTTTTTTATCGCTTTTAGCTGGTGTTAACATAGCACATCTACACCACTTTAAAATAAAGTTTGAAAAGCCTTTAAATAAAGGCTCTTTTTTTATGTCTTTAATGAATGGCATAAAATAGAACTGTTTTATATAAGCTTGTTTAAATGCGTTCTAAGGCTCTTTAGTTTCTTCTTAGTCCTTTTATATCCTTTTAGTTGTTTGCTCTTAGCGTGCGTTTATGTGCGTTTTAGCGATATGGATTAATCATATGATATTCACATATTATTTGAAAAACGCAACAGAATTAAAGAGGGGGCGATATATATAGATACCCCCCTTCCGAGCCACATATTTTTTCAAACTCGATTAGCTTTAACTAACTACTTCAATTTAGTCAAATTTCTTAAAATGACCAAATTAAACAATAAAATGACTAAATTAAAATTGCAAAAATAAACATTTTAAGATGGATATTTGAGAATTTTTCACAAAAATAAGGTTTAAATGTACAGATTTAAGAAAATACGCCCCCTTTTCTTGAAAAATCTTTTCCAAATACGAAAAAACGAACTTGAAAAAAATACACATGATTTTTGTGGAAAGTCCGTTTTCAAAATTCAATGTTAAAATTTTATATGTAGCAAGAGGTGTAATTTGAATGGGTGAATTAGTACAGAAAAAGACAAGACAAAAGAACAAAGCACGCAAAGACAAGACCAAGACATACTCACAAATTCAGGAAATGAACCTTAAAGATCGTATCTTTATGGAATTTATGGAAACGTGTCCAGATGGAACAGTCAAAGATATGCAACAAATCGTCAAAAAATATAGACCTCAGGCAACCGATAGTGCTAATTATCTGTACGGATGGAAAGTTTTAAACGATTCAGATGTAAAAAATCGTATTTCCAAGCGTAATCATCACAGATTAAAGGCAAAACAGTTGTCCTACGAAGAAAAGCTCATGTATTTGACTGGAGTGATTATGGGAGATATCGAGCCTGATGCCGAAACGAAAGACCGATTAAAGGCTTTAGATATTGCTAATAAGATGGAAGGTGTTTACGTGAATAAAAATGTTAACATCAATCAGAATCTAACAATCGAGGACGAAAGAACGATTGTCGAACGTAGAATCCGTCAGGTCTTGGGCGAACCTATCGATGTCGAAGTCAAGGAAGTATCGTCTGAAAACGTAGAGGAATAGTTTATTTGAATTCAATTCAGGAAAAGGTTGTCAAACTGTGCGAAAGTGCAGAACCGAAAGAGAACCTAGAGAAATGGACAAGAGGGTACATTCCTAAGCATTACAAGCGCATCAACATCGAAATGTCAGAAGCCAAACGATTAGCCATGAAAGGTGCTATCGAGGCTACAACGTGTTTTGAAACAAATCTGTACTTTACACAAGCCGTTATATTTGGAGCTGTTATCGAGCACTACGAAACACATAAATACAATCAAATCGTTGTCGTTGCCACTTCACAATATGGGAAATCGTATTTGATGGGGCAGATTGCTATTTATATCGGTGCGAATGGACATACTTTACAGGTCGCTGCCGGAACAGAAGCAACGACTCGCATTATTATGGGTCATGTTACAAAGCACATTCAAAATGCACATCAGGATATCAAAAGTAAATTGCTTGTCGACAATCAGGACAAGATCGAAAAACTGCAGACTTCGGTTTCCAAAGAAAAACTATCCTTTAAAGGGGGAGGCTCGATCGAATCCATTACCTTAGGTGCAAGTTCAAGCGATGCCAAGAAGTCCAATCAGGCTATCGGTCGAGGTGGCGATTATATGCTTGACGAAGCAGGACTTGTTCCAAACGAAGCATATGTCGAGATAGGTCGAAGAGAATTCTCCAATGTAGACGGAGAAAAAGACCTTTTAATTGAAATTTCCAACCCTCACCACGAGGGAATGTTCTACGACAAGCTAACAGAAGAAAATCCTCCTGAAGATACATTGATTATTTGGATGGATGTTCGTACTGCCATCGAAGAAGGACGAATACGAAATACACAACAAGTCATACAGTCGGATTTCTTCAAGGTACAGAGTACGTGTCAGCGCTATTTCCTATGCGAACTCGAAAATTATAGCGATGAATCCATGTTTTCGAATATTCGTTTGGATGATTCCCCTTTACAAGATGGATTTACGTACTTTTTGGGTGTCGACAGTGCCTACAAAGGAAAAGACAACATAGATGTATGCCTTGCCTGCATGGATTTATACAAAAATGTCCGTATTTTGGACATTATTACCATCGATAAAGGAAAATGGGTGGATGGAAAGACCTCAGACAAGATAATTAAATCCATTTTAAGAATACAAAGACGGACAAAAGCCAAGGTTATCTGTGTCGATATCGGTTGGGGTGTCTATATTGTCGAGGGTTTAGCCAAATATGCATCAGATTTTAACGTTGTCGGTATCAACTTTGGAGCAGGAACAACGAAAAAACGCAAGGAAAACAACCATTATTCAGCAAAATACGGAGCAAATATGCGTGCCGAGATGTATTTGGATATGCAACAACTCATGGACAACGGAAAATTGACAATGACAACAAAAGTTGCCAATATCCTGAAAAATCAGATGCAATATACCAAATCCACAGTCAAATCAGGTGGAAAAATCGCCATTATTCCTAAAGACGAGATCAAAACCAAGATTGGAAAGTCGCCTGATGAATTGGATTGTTGCGTTTTATCCGTTCATTCAATTATGTTGTATAATATGAATGGAGGAATTTATGTTTATACACAAAACGAGTAGGAGGAAATAAATGTCGAACAAACGAATTTATAAAAAAAGACAAAAATTATCGACTTCTCCTAAAAGTCCTTCAACCTTAAAACCAAGATACAACGAAAACGATTGGTCGCAAGCCGAGTTAATATTAGATCAGTTGTTAGAGTGTAACACTGTTTGCAAAAACGGATTCACACTTGTTAAACATAAAAATGAGTCGGAAGAAATCGAATGGATGATTAATAACTTGCCAACTCTTCCTTATGTTATCGATAATTACCTGAACTTCATGTTCACAAACAAATTGACAACAGGGAATGAAGAGTTAGACAACAACGTTTTGAATCCTTTTCTTTATAAGCGAAATGCAAAAGGGGTTACCAATTATTCCGTTCTTAGGGATTCCATTCGAGATATGCTCTTGTATGGAAAGAGTGGTATTCGATGGCTGGATGAAGAAAACGGAATTATTCCAGTACCAGCCAAACGATATACAAGCATCGTGAAAAAAGATACCGAGTATTTAGGTTTCAACAGAACTGTTGCGTATGCTATTTCCATTGATGAAGATGAACCTATTTCTTTAGGTAACAAACCAATCAAATTAGATAGAGATGAGTTCAGAAATTCAGGAAGAATCTTATCCACAAACAAAGATTATATGGTTGTGCTTCCTGAAGATTTCATCAATCTAAGAACCGATACAACAACAGAGAACGGAATCAGTAAGTTGCGACAAGATAAACAACGCTTAGAGTTGATTGGAAATGTTTACCAACGATTGAATTACGATATCGTTTACGATGGTCCTGGTCGTTTGATCTTTTGGATGAAAGATAACTTCCTGAATGGTGGAGATATCGATGTATCAGCTAACGAGATATTAGATCAGTCTAATGCTACGAAAGACTTACGAGCCGAGAGAGCTAGAGAAGAAGTCAAAAAACTAGCTCAGGAAATCAAAAACTCAAGTTCAGACAACGTTATCTTGGGGAGTTCTTATTTCGAGAACAAATTCGATCACATTCCACGTGTAACCAAGGCAACGGAGTTCCTAGAATATCTTCAAATGAAAGAGGGTTCAATCCTTGCACAGTGTATCGGAATGACACCTGAATTGATTGGACTTGGAGATGTTTCAGGAAACGTTTCGATGGAAAAGATTATTGACAATGCAATGGTAAATATCATCATTCCAACGAGAGAGGGAATCGCAACACAGTTTTCTCCGTTGTTATCCGAGAAACTTGGACTTCCTAAAGTCTACTTCGATAAATATGAAGCAAGATACAACGTGGATAGATCAAGTGAATCATATAAATATTCATTGGCAGTCAATTCTTTGATTCAGGCTTACCAATCCTCAGTGGAAGAAGGTAACACGATTCCAACTGATATTCAGAATCAGATCATGGAATCCTTAAAGACATTGACAGACCATATTATAAAAATTTCTTAGGAGGCAAAAACATGAGTATTTTAGAAAGCATCATGCAGGAAGCCGATGTAAAACCAATTTCCAATGTAAACGGAAGAGATGTTTATACATTTGCCGATGCAGTCAAGGTCAATAACAAAGAGAGAGCTGAGGAAATTCTCGAAGGTAAAGTTGACTTTGGAAATCGAGTAACAAGAGAGGGTGGATTGTGTTATGCAAGAACACAGTGCCATGCAGTTGCAATCAATCCTGATAACTATTTCTTAAATCGCTATCGCAAAATTAAAAAAGATGAAAAAACAACGATTTATGAAGTTGTTACAGACTATCGAGCTATCAAAGAACAGTCTACTGGACGAGTTTATACGAACAACATCGTTGTTGAAATTGTAGAGAATTCAAAAACTGGCTTGAAATACATGGGCAAAAAAACAATTTCAGACCAAGAGTTTATCAACAGTTTCAAGAGTAGCTTAAGTCATGAAGCACTGGCTAAGATAGCAAATGTAATCCTAACGGCTCAAAAGGGGCAAACAGAGCCAACGGGAGATTCCTTGGATTTCTAACATCCAATTAAAAACTGAATATAAAGAGGCAATATAGAGGGCTAAGAGTATTTAGGCATTAACGTTTTTTACGTTTATTGCATAGATAAAGGCTCAATATATTGCCTTTTTTTGTTGATTGAAAGGAGAAAACATGGCAACTAACAAAAGAACATTCGATGTAAAAATTACTTTAAAACCTGAAGTTTCAGCACAGGAAAATACTGTTTCCACAACTTCTGAAGTTATTACATTGGAAGATGAGCAAGCTCAAAACTTTTGGGCAATGTACCAATCTTATTTGAACGGACAAGGAGATGCTATTGGTTTCACGTATTATGACAAAACGAACATGGCAAAACCAACTCCATCGGCTACGGACGTTATGGCTAGAACCATTTTGTTTGAAAATGTTAAGCAGGTTGAACGATTGGCTACACAGACAACATCCACTACTGATTATGATTGCAAAGATTTAGAGCTTTGCTAGAGATGGACAAACAAAAAGAAGTTAAGTGGTTTACCACTGAAAAAGAAAGACTTGCATATCTAAGAGGACAAAACAAAGAGTACAAATTAAAACCAGTAGAGAAGAAGGCAAAACGTGGCACAAGCAAAAAAGATAGCAACGTTTAAACTTCACGATGCAATCAAAGAACGTACTCAAGTGGATGTAGTCTATCGTGAAAAAGGAATCACAAAATATTCCTATATTGTCCTTGATCCAGGTGTGGAATATGAGCTTCCTGAAGACGAACTGTTCCAAAAATCAATTCGAGGTTGCGTGTTTAAAAAGCCTTATTCAAAAGCGATGGAAGATTCGCTTAAGGCAAATAATATTCCATACAAAGTTGAATTATGTAAGCAGTGTGGAGGGCGAGTTAAAAAACTTGCCTACAATCCGTTGGAGGTGATCGAGTAATGCCAGTACCAACTATTGTAAAAAACATTCAAAAAAGTTTGGATGTTCGTAAAAAAGCAAAGCAGAACATCGATGAATCCATCAATTTGGAATCTTTAAATGAAAAGAACGTGATGTTATCCGTTACCAATTCTGCATTCCTAGAGGACAAGCCAACACGCTTGTTGAACGAGGGGGCAATTATGTATGAGGGTGGCGAAGATGTCCGTCTATTTATCGAAAAAGGGGCGATACAGAAGTTTTATAACAATCTCCCTGATGATTATGTAGGATATATCTCTTTGGCACATATTCACTTATTCTCTTTGCCATTAAATCTAGGAACTTGGACAAAACAAGACTTAGAAATCATGGATTTGGAAGACGGAAGACAAGCGTTGAATGTACGTGCTCATTTAAATGATTCACTGCATATCGTACAAGATTTAAAAAATCAGGAAATCCCATTGTCCGTCAGTGTTGAAATGGCAACAAGGATGGATTGGAGAAAGTCATTTGCACTTGGCTTTCCTTGCATACAAGAAATCGATATTCAAGGATTCTCTGTTGTCGGAAATCCTGCCAATGTCGACAGTACAAACGTAAATCTAACCATAGAAGGAGAAGATGAAATGAATTTAAAAGATTTGTTATCAGGTAAAAAAGAAGATATTCAACCAAAAGAAGATTTGAATACTGAAAAACCTAAAGAAAAAGAAGTTACGGAAGAAAAAATCGAATTATCTAGCGATCAGTTAACAATTCTTGAAAGTTTCATGGAGAAATTCGAGACTTTGGAAAACGAAAACAAGGAATTGAAAGAAAAGATCGCAGAATTACAAGCAAAAGAAGCAAAAGTAGACGATAAAAAAGAGGCAGAAAAAGAGGAGAAATTAAATTCACAGGTTGAAGATGTTCTAAGTCGTTTAGAAAAATTAATGAACGGAACAGAAACTTCTAAAAAGGAAGAACCAACTGTTAATCCTGAATTTGGATTTTTAGGAAATCTTGAACCTAAGAAAGGAGATAAATAATGCCTACATTCGCAACAAGTGTTTTAGAAAACAATTCAGTTGATATTGTCGATTTCGCTAAACTTAGCAATATTGGAGAAATCGGTATGGCACCTGATTTTTCACAGAATCAGTTAGCAAACGATTTCCAAAATAATTTCCCATTGGTTCAGTGGTTATTGAGTACATCTCGTAGTCGTCAGATTCAGACTGCATTTAACAATGGGTCTGCACAGATTCATCGTGATTCTTCAGGTGAATTAAATATCGTGCTTCCTTGGGAAGTTGGAACTACATTGCCTAAAGATACAAACGGAGAATGTTGCTGGACACCACTTGATTTAGCTAAATGTGGTTCAGAAGTTCCATTAAAGCTATTGTGTTTGAAAGATTGCGACAAAATCTTAGAAAACTTTGTATGGAGCAAAAAACGTTTTGGATCAAATGATTTAACTGGTTATTTTGCTCGTCAGGGTGAAACAGTAAAACAAGCTCGTGATCGTATGGCACGTTTAAGCATGGTTTACTTCACTTCTTACAACATTATCAATGGTACTTCTTCAACTGGTACTTCTGTATTGAAACCATTCCACGGATTGTTGGAAGTTGTAGAAGATAAAACAGTTATCAAAATCTTAGGACAGAATATCTTGGCGGCTTTTGATTCACTAGGTTGTCGTTTAGCCGTAATGAGTGGTGCAAATACTGGAGAAATCATTTTCGCAGTACATCCATTAACATATATGGCTATTAAAAAAGTTATCGTTCCAGGTAAATTCAATGGCGAACCTCCTGCAAACTGGACGAAAGATGCAAATGGAAACGTTCGTTTTATGGGTTATCGATTCATTGAAGATAAGACAGTTCCAG